ATTCATGGATCTGGCCATGATGTTAAACGCACCCGGCAAGCGTTCGCCCAACTGGCCGCGCAATTCTTCGGCGCTGACCGTGCCCTTGCTCATCATCTGCCCGATGGCCAGCAACGCGCCCTCGGTATCCGCGGATGATTTGCCCAGGGCGGCCATGGCTTGCGACACCGCCGAAAACATATCGCGGGTGGCTTGGCCTTGTAACACCGTGCCCTGTGCCGATGCCTGCAGATCGGCAAAGGCTTTGGCGCTGCTGGTTAAATCCGTGCCCAACTTGTTAGACGTTTGGCTCAAAAAATCCATGTCAGCGGCCGCATTCTTGGCGCTGCCTGAGGTAATCGTCAATGATCGCTCGATGCTGTCCATCGCTTTGCTGACATCCGCGCTGGACTTTATAAACGCGGCCATGCCAGCAGCAGAAATCCCCACACCCAGCCCGCCCAGCACGTTATTGACGCGCATGGTGACGGTTTCGGTTTTGGCCTGGAATTTATCCAGCTGCGTAGCCATCTTGTCCATCTGGCCAGAGAATTTCGCCAGATTGGCGTTGAAATCGACGGTGATGCCTAGTGCCATGGCGTTACTCGTGTGGTGGGGTTATGCGGGTTTTTAGGGATGGCGGCGCTGGCAAGGCTGCCCAGGCTGTAATTTCTTTCGGCTGCGCGTATTCATTGACAAAACTGGTGTCGTCCCAGATGCCCATGAATAAATCAATATCCAGCCTGGCATAAACAAACTGGTTTTCCGGGCGATTCCAGGCAGCGACCACTGCCCACGGCCAGCCGACATCGGCCAGAAATGCCGAGCCGTCTTTGGGTGGCGGCCGGTCGGTGATCCAGTCCGTCATTTCAGGTTCAGCTCTTTAGCGATGCGGTTGGCTGCAATCTCTGATGCGTCGATGATGGTTTCCAATGCCGCTTGTTTGGTGGCGTTGAATGTGTCGCGCAGAAAGTGTTTGCCGGGTATGGCAACACCGCCACCGCGCTTGTGATAGCGCAGCTGTTTGGCTGTTTGAATTCGCCCGCCCGATTTGTTGTATTGCTTGCCAAGGTCTCTAAATACCTTAAATTTTGACCCACCTTCCTCAAGATATTTTTCACCGTTTCGCCACGTGCCCGTGTTGTAGCCATGCTCAATAAACTGGCCATACCAAGCGCCCTTCAAATCTTTGCGGCTTTTGCCGGGCGATATGGTCAAAAACAAGCCGACTTTGCCATTTTTATTGATGCGGTTGATCTTGCTGTTTTTGATCTTGATCGCCCTTTTCAAACGCCCGGTTTTCACAGGCGCGGCAGCGCGGACTTGCTTGAGCATGAGATTTGCGCCCTGGCGTAATGCAACGCGCGTGACACGCTCGCCCAGCTTGGCGTTATAGACATACAGCGCCCGCTTGACTTCGGCAATGCCTTTTATTTTTGCTTCAAATGCGGCCATGGTGCCCCCTGTTTTATTAACGCTGCGTCGCATCCAGCACGGGCACGACAGCAACACAGGCAAATTCGCCGCCACTTGCTACCACATCCGCCCTGACATAATACGTGACACCTGACACGCCGCCGTCCAGCCATTGCTGCACTCGCAGCGACGCCGGATCAATGACAGCACTACCCAACAGCAAATCAGATGCCGATTCATCAATGCCGGTTTTTATGCTGACACTGACCGCCGCACTGGTGATGCCATCCGCAATCATTGAAAAATCAAACGTCAACGGGATGATTTCAGCTTTTTGATTAATGAGTATTTTTTCGATCGCGTATTAAAACCAGCTGATAAATCAATCGCTCAATGTCTGCCACGCCCAGCAGCTCCGCCACGATTGGCAGGCCGGTGTAGTCGATCACGCCGCCGAGCAGGTTCCAGGCCTGGACGGCCAGGCCCAATTCTGTCGGCGGCGGATCGGCACGGATTAGGCCGCCGGATTGCTCGGCAATGGCTCGGCTGTTGAACCACTCGGCGGCTTTTTTTCGTCACTCTCCAATTGCTGCAGATGCGCAAGCCAGAGTGAGAAAATCTCGACGGCCAGGCGGTTGAGCGTGGACGGATGGTCGCGCAGGTATTCTTCAAACACGTCTAACGTGAATGCTGCCGGCTTGGCATCACCGCCGGAGTAAATGTCCAGCTCGGTTAAATCCCAGCCGTCTACAAAATGCAGCACGGCATACCAGGCGGCCTTACGCCAGGTGGCCGATTTGAGATTAAAGTGCTGCTCGAACCAGCGCTGTGTTTCGGCGGTGTTGACGTTGCCCAGCCATTCCATCGCATCCATAGGCGTGGGCCGGCGGATTGTGTAGGCGTGGCCGTCGATGTTGACCACGCTTTGCCGGGATTTTTTGATTTTTTCCAGCAACATATTACGCGCTGTAATAAGTTGGAGAACCAAAGGCGGTCACGGTGGCCGGGCTGGTGATTTTGTCTTGCGCGTTGCCGACCGGTGCACCGGTAAAGCCGACATAGCCGACGAATACCATGATCGTGCCGCCCGTGCCGAAGGTGAACTTGAACGCGCGCTGCGCCTGGGTATCTGATGCGGCTTTGAGGGCAATCTGGCCAGCGTCGGTGATGTCCCACAATTGATCCATGCTCATGCTGATCGGGTTGGCCGCGCCGGGGATTTGCGACTTTTGATTCGAGTGGATGGTGGTAGTGTCGATAAAATCGAAATCGCCACCGCTGATGCTGATCGATGCCGCAGTGGTGATCGATGTGCCAAAGGTGATTTTTTTGGCCGTGCCGCTGCTGAAGGTGTCGAAATCGGTGGTATTGATGCCCGTGCCGCCGGTCACGTCTTCCAGCTTGAACGAATCGGTGGCAACGCCAATAACGCGGAATACGCGGGCGTTGACTTGCGACATGCCCTGCACTTCTAAAAAGACATAGTCGCCGTTGCTGTAACCGTGTCCGGCGGCGGTGACGACGCCTTCTGCGGCCTTGGTGATACCGGTAATATTTTTGGCGGCGGCCAATGCGGACTGCATTGACACAGACACGTTTGACATTTTTCTGACTGTCATGGTGGTTTCCTGATGTGAGTGTTAAACGGGGTTTGATTCGGTGGTGGTGTAGCTGAGTTGGTACGTTAAAACGAGTTGATGGATCTCGGGTTCTTCTTCTCCCACGCGAAAATCGGTGGCGATGAGCTGGCAGGTATCCGCGCCGAAGTCACTGTTCATGGCCTGCTCGATCAGCACGGCGGCGGCGTCCATGTCTGACTCGACCTTTTCGTCGTCTGGTGTGCCGCGTATCCAGCAATTGATTGAAACGGTGATGATGCGGTCCTGCTGCCGGGGCTGCGCGTGTATGGTCAAGGTTTCGATGGCTTCGTTATCGGCGGCCAGTGTTAAACAGGGCCACATCGTCCGCGTGGGCGGCACGCGCTGAATCCACACGCCACCCATGCCTGGAATGGTTTTTAGCTGGGTGCGGATGGCTTGCAGAATGGCGCGGCGGGCGTGCATTACAGGCCACCGCGATAATCAATAAAGGGGGTTAGCAGCTCCTTGGCTGCGTTTGGGATCGTGAATGGCCGCACGACGCCTTCTATGCTGCTTTGAAACACTTCCCATTGCGAGACGATGAACATAATCGCCTCTTTGATGCCCTGCGGCACGGCGGCGGCATTGCCATAGCCGCAAACGTATTGAATCTGCACGGCGTCTAACTGGTTTCTGGCATCCGGCCAAGCTTTGCCGTATTCCGGCATGACAGCGGCGGTGTAGCTGCCGACCAGATACTCGGTTGACGGCAGCACGGTCAACACGCCGGCGGTGTTGATATAACGAATCTCGGTGACTGATTGCAGCGGCGACAACAGGTTAATCGGCTCACTCACCCAGCCCGCATCAAATGCCCCGCAGACGGCGGTCACGGTTTGCGTGATCAGGCGGCGATTGATGAAACTCTCGGCAAACTCCCGCGCGGCCACGATCCGGGCGGTGATGACTGAATCCCGCGCGGTGTCGTCAATCTGACCGATACCCAAATGCAGGCGCATGTCAGCCAGTGAAACCGGCTCTGTCGCGGGCGGCGTGGTGGTGATGTGTTTCATGGGCGAATTTTGGGCATTAAAAAACCCGCCGAAGCGGGTTTGGTGGGTGAGTGTGTTTAGCCTGGCTGCAGCTCAGCGCACTGTTTGGCGCGTTCCAGTTCCTGATCAGACAGCGGATAGACTACGTATCCCTGCTGCCACATTTGTTCGCACTGCTCACGTGTGGCGGCATGCTCCTCGTAGATGCCGAACAAAAATAGAATGGCCTGGATGATGGCTTCGATGACTTCCATCAACCCACCAGCCACAAAAGCAGCGTAAACAGGCACGCGACGAGAAAGTATTTCCAGATGTGGGCGGTCATCATCCTATTTTCTCAAATGAAATACGGCCAAATTCAAAAGTACCTGCGCCCGACGCTTTAAATACAACCCAGATATTGAGAGCGTTCATCAGCGTTTGCCAGTCGCCCCACAATATCGGCTTACTGCCTATGGTTAATTCAACATCATCTGTAATCGCATCAAATCCAGAGCCAGGATCAGCGCCTTGATTGTTTGCATTCCAATATGTCGATGAATTAAATAACCCTATTTGCACAGCTCTTAAATTTGCCGCACCTGTGCGTTTGCATGACATGCTAAACCGTACAATGTCACCATTCACAAACGCCGCTTTATCAATGGTCGGACGGATAAATATGCGGTCGTTATCATTAGTAGTGCCGCCAATTAATGCGACAATATTTTGACCATAACCGTCTGAACGATTAGCAACAGAAAACGTCACTGTTCCAGTCCCTGCTCTTGTATCCCATCCAGCCGCGCAGTTTGTAGGGATGTTGCCAGAAACGCCTGTGCCTGATGCCACTTGAGTGCCAAGCATTAACGGGTTTCTGACGGCCTGCTTGCTGGCGTTATCGTAGTTATAAGACAAGTTGCCATCAGTAATCAGTGGAGATGCAACAGGATACTGGCTTGCAAAGGCGGCAAGCAGCAATTTGTAAATCTGGTGCATACCGTTGGCATTTGGATGAATACCTGTGGCATCACTCCAATAGCTTGTCACGCCAACACCAGTGCTTTTGTTTGTTAATGCCGCATTTGCCGGGATTAAAACAAAATTTGGATAAATATCAGCCAACCTGCGAATGGCTTGATTGATTCTAAGAATTTGTTTTTTCTTAGCCAAACTGTAGCTTGAGCCGGTTTCTAAAATTGGCGTTATTTCAGCCCGCCAGTACTTAATGCCGTTGCTAGCAGCAAGGGCGGCCATCGCAGTTATGTTTGCAATTGTATCGGCTTCGGTTACAGTGCCAGAGTTAACGTCATTGATTCCGCAGTTGTCATAAATAACAGCCGGATTCAATGACAAAACATGAGTTGTAAAATTAGCTAACGTTTCTGCGCTGGTAGTGCCTGACACTGAGCGATTTCTAATGTCGTAGAAATTACCGATGGCTGCATTAAAATTGTGTAAAAAAGCCCGTTGATTTGTGAAGTTATCAACTAGCACATTGATAGTCATGCCAGCTTTTGCGGTTGGGCTTGCAGTCAATGTCGTGCTGTTTATAAATGTTATCGTGCTGGTTGCTGAGTCATACGTCGAAACTATTTTTTCACCGTTCCACTCCTCTTGCGCGACACCCGATATAAAAATCGTTTGTCCTGGAACGGTGTTCCCGCCAAACGTGCCAATTGTGCCGATATTGCCGGAGCCCGATAGCGTGACTGCTGAATCAATATAATTTTGACCGGCGTTAATGCTGTCGCCGATTACGACTAAAACAGGTTTATTTAAAAAACTACCGACCCGCACACCTGCTGAAATTTCGTCTATAGTAAATCCTGATTTGATAGGTTTTATTTGATAAGTTGCAATCCCTAAATTTACCAATCGATATTCCTCGTTAGCCGACAACGACGCAATGTCCTGATCACAATACCCATTCCACTGCCGTAAAAATCGAATCGTCATACTGCTGTCTCCGTGTCAATCGCATCATCGACCGGCGCTTGCTGTGCTGCGGTTTGCTCCGCGTCGTCAAACGCTTGTTTCTGCGTTTTGCGGGTGGTTTTTTTTGCTTCCGGTGTTTCTGGTGCGTCCGGTTGCGGGGTGTCTGTTGGCTCGATCACATCCAGGTATTCTGCAACGCGGCAGTCGTTGACTAAATGCGC